TCCTCAACAAGCTCGTAGGGGTACAGCCCAACGTAACGTGCGGGCAAGTCCTTCACTACGCCTGTTACAACGTTTCTTAGCTTGGGCATTAGATAACGAGTGTGTCGGCTTCTTCAGCTGTGAGTGGCTCGCCCGCAATGAGCTTAGCCTTAGCTGAGTCCTTGAGAGCCTGAAGAGCGGCTGCTGCCTCTTCCTCAGCGACACGCTGGGCCTCAGCCTCAGCTGCCATCTGCTCACGCTCAGCAATCTCCTCAGCTGTAAGTTCTACGACTGTACGCTCACCTGTGGAGCAGTCGACAATCAACTTAGTTGGAGTATCTGCCATGTTTTTTCCTTCTACTAGTAGGTAGTTATTATTGTATCAGCTTAGCTGACGGTAGTCGTGCCATCCGAGCCAGCGGTTACGCCGTAAAGAGCAAAACTCGACCCCGAAACCAGGTCGCCATTTGCACCATCAAGTGTAATCGAAGTTATTGCTGCTGTTTGGTTCCAACGAGTTCCAGCAAGTACATGCACCGAGTAGCCTGCGTAATTTTCCATTACTCCGTCTACTGACATTGACTTATATTGAGTTTTTGTATAGTTAGGAATATAAACCGAATTATTTGAATACGCCCCTGCAGTTACGTTTGCTCCATTTGCCAATCCCGCATCTGAGCCGTTATTAGAAGCAAAAGCGCTAGACCCGTCTCCGCCAAGATATCTGTTTGAGATATTTGCAGAAGCTCCTTGACCATTAATAGATAACAAAACATTATCAACTGTTACATTCGTTCTTGTTGTTCTTGCTGCAATTAAAATGTAAAGGTCAGTGAATGATTGGGGAATGCTACTAAAAGTAACAGTTGCAGCACTTGAAGCAAGTTCTATGCGTTCAATAAGTGTTTTTTTCATAATTTATAACCTGTTGCTTCCATAAAGGGCAAACGTATCTCCAATTTGATACGTCTGCCCGGAGCTGTCAAATAGTCTTATGCTTGTAATTGCACTTGTACTCGCCCATCTTCCAGCTTGAGCAACCACATCATTGTCTACGCTGCTATATCTGACGAAGACCCCCTTGTGTTTTGAGGTGTCACTATAATCCATTATTTGCACAATACCCATTTGCCAAGCAGTTGTTGGCCCAGCTTGCTGCCCAAAAATTCTCATAGATGTTCCCCCATCTGAGCCGCCATATGCAGAAGTTGTGCCAACTATTCGTACAGTTGGGTAGTTTGAGCCAGAATCCCCATTAAATTGCGCTCTTGTAGCCGACCCAACTCCGCTCATACGGAAATTGGCCACAATAACCAAGTCTCTAAACCCACTCGGAATGCTACCAAAAGTGAGTTCATTTGTCGTAGATGTGAGCGTAATCGAAGCCAACGGAACCCAAGCTGCCGTCATTATTTCAGTCCTATCAAAGTAATGCGTGTGCCCGCTGCTAGCTGGCCAAAGACATCGACAAATGAGATACTAGTGACGGCAGCAGTACTTAGCCACAGACCACCGTTAAAGCCCACTCTGTTATATGTCCCCGCCTGCCCGCTTAGCATTTTAACTGTTGTTTTCTTTGTAGCATCAAAAGGGTTAAGAATATCAGTAATTAAAATTCCAAAAGAACCTGATGGAGCATTGGCTCCAGGTGTTCCGTTTATATCAACAATTCCATAGGGACGGCTTACACCGTATCTTTCGGATACTATTGTGGTTCCATTGCCTGATATTCCATGCCAATCGTAATTGCCATTTGTCTCATCTCCATTAAATCTTGTATACACATAAGAGTCAGTATCTCCTCTTGTGCTTCTCATAGTGGCTCTGATTTGCAAGTCCTGATATCCAGCAGCCAAAGTATCAAGTGAGCTAAAAGTCACGCTTGTCTGTGATGACGCCAAAATAGTCTCAGCCAAGATGTCCTCGTCCGAGGGCTCATATCCCTCATTGCCAACCAGCATGGAGTTGTAGTACAGGTTGTCCAGGAGGCTTGAGTGTAGTAAGGATTTAGTAGTCATTAGCTCACCGTCGTCGTTCCGTCTGAACCAGCAGAGATACCGTACAAAGTTGCTGAACTGTATTGCTGAATCGTGTTGGCCGTAGAACTAACAATTTTGATGCTTGTAACTGCTGAGGTGCTGTTGTAAAGCATTGCTCTAATGTCTTGCTGAGCTGCCGTTCCATTGTTTTCAGATACCGAATCAACTGACATAGATTTGGCTACGCTGGCAGTATAGTTTGGAATGTAGGCAATCCCATTCCCAAAAGTGTTAGCAGTTGCAGATGCTCCTCCACCATAAAAACCTTCAGCGTTGCTGGCAGAACCAGATGTAGCCGAGCTTCCGTCACCTGTCAATCTTCTCCAACTGTGGTTAGCAGAACTGCTGTTTAGCTGTAAATCAAAGCCATCAAATGCAAGCCCACGACTTGAACGCAGCGATGTGACTAAATACAGGTCTGTGTAATCAGCAGGTATCGAAGTGAACTCAATCGAGGCAGCCCCACCTGCCCCAACCTCAATGTGTTCAATCAAAGTCATACTCATTTAGGCCTCGATTCTTTCCCAAATCAAACAGTTATCCATCACGCTTCGATTCCAAACAGGCTGAATGTGCTTCCAGCAGAAAACGAATTTGAAGCAACAGAAATAGCAACACTTGTAATTGCGTTTGTATTTGCCCACCTGCCTGCTAGTGCGTATGTAAATGCACTTGAAACATCGGCTCTTGATAAATAGGTTTTGTGTTTATCTGTTGCTGAGTAATCCATCGCCTGCACTCTAAATGTTGAAAAGACAGTTGAAGTTGAGCTTATGAGTTTATTGGCTCCTGTTGTGGAGGATGCTGTGCTTCCGTTGCCTAACATATAAACCCACGAGTAATTAGCATCTGTCGTATCTGCATTGAAAGCAATAAGCAAAGCTACCTCTGCCCCTGCTTTTGTAGTCCCCTGAATTACAAGGTCACGATAGCTTGCAGGTATAGAAGAAAAAGTCACAGAAGTTTCTCCACCCGATAGTGTCGTAGTGGCTAGTGCTGTATAAGTCGGAGTTGCCATTTATGCCGCCTTTAGCCCATAGAGAGAGAAGCGTGAGCCAGATACAAAGTTAGCAAAATCAGCGATAATTTTTATTGAATCTATGGCGCTAGTTGAAAAGAAAGCGCCTGAGCGCAACGACACAGCATTTGGGTCACCATTTAGCCCTGTGCCTCCTGTATGCACCCCAGCCAGAGTTCTGATTGTAGTGTTTTTGGTTGTATCAAAAACATCTAAAAAGTCTGTTACGGAAGCAGCGAAAGTATTTGCTGGAGCACCCAAGGAAGGATTGTCATACCCTCCTGCACCTGTAGTTTTGCTATAAGCGTTTACATAAACAGTAGACCCATTACCCGTTAAGTAATGTGTGTAATACTGTCCAGACCCTGTTACTGAGTTCAACTCAAAATAAACTTCGCCCAAATAATACCCAACATTTCTATCGTTTCTAGAAACCGCCCTTAGCTGCAAGTGCTGATAATCAGCCCCGTATGTGCTGTTCAAGCTAGAGAAGGTCACGCTTGCTTGTGAGCCTGTCAGTATCTCTGTTTCTAGCAGGTCGTATGCACTTGGAGGGACGGGACTGTAAGCATCGTTTCCCACGAGTAGCGAAGAGTACTTCTGAAAAGACAGAAGGCTTGAGCGGGAGAGGCTCTTGTTAGGCATTAAGCCCTCCCTTACGCTATTTCAGAACCGAATACGTTGAAGCTCAGGTCACCAGTTGAGGCGTAAACGGTTAGCACGTCTCCAGCATCCATCGTAATGCCCAGCGTAATCGTGGTTGAGTCCGAAGCGCCAACGTTTACATCGTATGCAATGTAGTGCTGGTTGGCCAACGTCACACCATCTGGGCGAACTGCAATACGGTAGGTGACAGCCGAAGCTGAGCGGTTGGCAACCACAACGGTTGACAACACTGCCGTAGTAGCAGCAGGCACGGTGTATACGTCGGTCTCAGTCGTAGCGCTTGGAGCTGACTGTCCGAGTACCTTGTAAGTGGTTGCCATTTTTTTCCTTACTTTGTCTTTCTAATTATACCTATGCGCCGATGAAAAGGAACGAACTAAATGCAGCTTCTCCATCGGCACCATCGGCACCATCGGCACCATCGGCACCATCGGCACCATCGGCACCTGCTGGGCCTGTTGCACCCGTTGGGCCAACAAGTCCACCGTAGCCAAGGGACGACCATGCGGTTGCACCATCGCCAATCTTAAACTGGTCTGTATCGGTCTCAATGCCAATCTCACCAGCAGCCAGAGTTGGGTCTGCTGAAGTCCAGTTAGAAGCGGTGTCGCGCCTAAGTTGAATACGTACTACTGCCATTAGAAGCTCCCTGAGATTCCACCATCGACGTAAGAGCCATCCAAAATGACTTCTGACGCATTTGAATTATCGACTCTTAAGTCTAACCAACTATACCACGCTGAGGCTCCACCACCGTCTACATCGCCATACCCAAGCTCAACAAAATCAGTGAGGTCATCGATGCTGTGAGTGTGTGCTGCGGGGGTAAATTCCGTGGGCTTGCTAAGAACCGAAGTCCATTCAACGGTTCCAACGCCAGAAGAGTCACCTACCGTGTAACCAAGGCTAGTCCATGCGGTTACGCCATCACCAAGCTTTGAGCGAGCGCTATCAGTTTCAAAACCTAGCTCACCTGCGGCGAGCGTCGGGTTAGCAGAAGTCCATTCAGCGGCAGTACCCCTGCGAATTTTAATTACTGTGTCAGCTGGCATGCAATTATTCTACCCTACTTAGTGCTCTATGTGGTATGTGCCCGCTATGTGAAAATTATCTGCCGTAGCAAGTCCAACGGGAGTGCTATGGGTAAATGACACGTCGCGACCATTAGAGGCGGTGCTAAATAATTGCAAGACATCAGAGCCAGCATCACAGTGCCCACTGATTGAGTACTGGTCGTTCCCAGAAATGTCATGTAGGCAGCCGTCGCGAACTATGAAGGCGTGCTCGCTTGCAAAGGGTAGGGTCAGGTAATACTGACCGCTACCAAAGCTAGTGATGTTGTCAAAATCCACATAAATCTGAAAATGGCACAGCGGTCCGAACTTAACGTAGCTTCCGGTAATTAAAGGGTCGCCGCTAAAGGTCGGCTGGGTTCCGTCTGTGCCGCCCAATGGCTGGTAATCAATATCTCCGCTGTCAGTGTCAAGGTCGCCAACCTTAATCTTGTGGGAGTCCCTACCATCATGACGGTGACTTCCAGGGCTAGCCTGAAAAGCTTCTGGGCCTAGTGTATGATGTATAGCAGTAATGCCACTATCTACATCTGTTACCAGCGGCTCGCTGACTTGCTGCAGGTCTCGGTCTTTGGGTAGTATTGGCATACCACAACTTTAGCAGAGGAGACCATGAGTAAGGCTAAAGCAATAGGTACTAAAGCAGAAACAGCTGTACGCAATTACTTGCTGTCCTTCGGCTACTCGGAGCTAGATGCTCACAGGAACGTGCTCACTGGAGCAGACGACCAAGGTGACGTCTGGCTAAGAGAAGCCACGAGAGGGCTGATTGTCTTTGAGGTCAAAGGCGGTCAGATGGCCAAGAACGCCAGCTACGAACAATGTGTTAAATGGCTCGAAGAAGCCGAGAGGGAAAGAAGTAATGCTCAAGCCGCTTTTGGCTTTCTTGTTACTCAGCGGGCTGGTGTGGGCTACCCACGTGCTGGCGAATGGTGGGCATATGCCAGACTGGATGACATACTCCGTCTATGCCATAGTGGTACTAGTCTTTACCCCCTTATCATTAGGCTTACTCTTAGGGAGCTAGTAGAACTAATTAATGGCTAGGCAAAAGCAGATAAACCCAGCCGAGGTTCTGTACCGAATGTCGGAGCAGATTCGCACGACGTCAATCATGCCTAACCTAAACAGGTACAAGCCACACCAGAAGCAAGAAGACTTTGCAAAAGACCAGCACAAGCACCGCCTTTACATTGGCGGTAACCGTTCCGGCAAGACAGTTGCTGGGGTGGTGGAGGATATCCGTTACCTAAAAGGCGAGCATCCACACCGCAAAGTTCCAGAGGTACCAGTGCGTGGGCGTGTCGTCGGCGTTGACTTTGCCTCTGGTATCGACAAAATTCTTCTGCCTCAGTTTGCTCAGTGGATGCCCAAGAGCCTATTAGTTAATGGTTCATGGGAAGACAGCTACAGCAAAGAGCGGAGAGTACTCAAGCTTGAGAACGGCTCCTTCGTCGAGTTTATGTCCTACGACCAGGACTTGCAGAAGTTCGCTGGAACCTCTAGGCACTTTGTCCACTTCGACGAGGAGCCGCCAGAATTAGTGTACGACGAATGCCGTGCTCGTCTAGTTGACACAAACGGAGATTGGTGGATGACGCTGACTCCAGTTGAGGGCATGGAGTACATCTACGAGCAGGTCTATCTGCCTGGCAAGGAAGGTCACCCTCAGTTCGGCGTGACCGAAGTTGAGATGTCGGACAACCCCTACCTAGACCCTGGAGCTATTGAGGACTACCTGTCCTCTCTGACTCCAGAGCAGCGAGCTATCCGTGAAAAGGGTCAGTTCATTCAGGTAGGTGGTGCAGTCTTCAAGGAGTTCAATCAGCTCACGCACACCATCCCTCCTGAGAAATTTAAGCTCTCCCGAAAGCACAGAATTTATGTCAGCGTTGATTACGGCTGGCGAGACCCCACTGCAATCTTGTGGCACGCTGTTGCACCTGATGGACACATCGTTACCTTTGCTGAGCACTACCAGTCCCAAATGACCATTGCTGAGCACGCTGAGGTCTTCCACCGAAAGAACAAAGAGCTAGGTGTAGAGCCGTATCTGGTTGTAGGCGACCCTGCTCTTTCGCAGACAAGCGGCGTAAAAGGCACAAGCTATCAGCAGGAGTTCAACCTCCACGGAATGAATATCATAATTGACATCATTCCTAGACAAATAGGTGTAGGTTTGAACAAGATGCAGCAATACATGAAGCCAAATCCAGACACAGGCAGACCTTGGTGGCAGGTAACCGACGATTGTCCTAACCTGATTTCCGAGCTTTCTAAACTTAAATACAAGCGGCGTGCCAACAGGCAACAAGAGTTCACACTAAACAAACTAGAGGAGATACAAGATAAGGACAATCACGCTTTCGATTCGTCGAGATACTTTTTCACACTAATGGATGACCTAACTCCAGAAACAATCAAGGGACTAAAGGAGAGACTTATGGACTTTGATGATACGCCCCCGATTGCTCAGTTCGATAATCGAAAAGACCCTGGATATTCGGGCTGGAAGTTCCGGTCATCCTCCGATGATGCTGTAGGATGGGAATAATGGCTAGAACATTTAGACTAGTAGAGCGAGGGCAATATGCCCCGCATCGCTGTATTGTCACGGGAGTTACGGGTAAGCCCGACGCTCCACTGATTGATTTGGGTGCTGAAGCTGAGTATTACGGAAGAGTATATTTAAGCTACAGCATCCTTGCGGCGCTCGCAGAACAAATGGGTTTTGCAACGCCGGATGTAACAAATGCGCTACGCACAGAAAATGAACAACTCAAAAAGAGACTAGACCGCATACCTGCGGTGACGGAAAGGCTTGTAAATGACATTAGAGACATCTCTATTAGTGTTACTGCTGACCTTCTTAGTGAGCCTACCCCTGTCGTTCTGGCTAATGACGAAAAGCCTGAACAAAGCAACTCAGGGGCTAATCTCGACTACTTTGGAGACGACCAACCTCTTGAAGACAACAGTGAACCTGCTGTCGTCGAGAGACCCGCTAGCGTTCCAACAGATAATGGCGGCAAGCGGAGTACCAACAGCACCAAACCCAGAGCAAGCAGTTCTGGTAAACGATAACTATCCTGAGGTAGATGAAGATGAGTATGATTTCGACGCCGTCCGAAAGGAATATGGCATCCAGTAACGTAGTCGATATCGAGGTTGAAGTCGAAGAGACTGCAAACACTGGGCTACTTGATGACGCTGAGCTAAAGAAGCTTCAGAAGTCTGACAAGGGAAAAAAGCTCGTTGATTATCTAAAGAAGGAATACCAGAAGTCCAAGGACGCCAAGCAGTGGCGTGTTCGCCAGTGGTACATGAACATGTCGTTTGAGCGTGGCAAGCAGTACGTAGCTTGGGACTCAACTAAGAGCGGGCTGTCTCAGCTCCCCCGTGGAGACAAGAACACCCCTCGCATTACCATTAACAAAATCCGTCCTATCGTCAGGACTGAGATTGCAAAGCTGACATCCCAGAAGCCATCGGCTGTCTGTCTGCCAGCATCCAATGATGTAGAAGATGTATTTGCCGCAACTGCAGCGACACAGGTCTGGGACAGTCTTTACGACCGCCTCAGCATAGGACGCACAATGCGCCTAGTAGCCCGTGATATATCTGTTCTTGGTTTGGGATATATGAAGGTCTACTGGGACTCTGGGAAGTATGACGAATGGAGCGACCAAGAAGGTGACGTCTGCGTAGACCACATTTCTCCCTTCAACGTCTTTGTCCCAGACCTGTCAATCGTTGAGCACGAAGAGCAGCCATATGTATTGCATGTCTATACAAAGACTATTGAGTGGCTAAAGATGACCTACGGTGACCTTATCCCTAAGGACAAGCAGCCAACCGTAGTAGCCGCAACAGAGATTGCAGATATTTCTTCTGCTCTTGACATCAGAGAAAACAACAGCAAGCCAGATGCCAGCTTGGTTATCGAGGCTTGGGTAAAGCCAGGAACTACTAACCTGCTACCGCAGGGTGGCTACGTCACAATTGTTGACGACGTCATTGTCGAGGCTTCACTGACAGGATTCCCTGCTGGATACAAGGGCTACCCAATCGTTAAGTTTGAGCACATCCCAAGCGGGCAGTACTACCCAGCTTGTGTTATTGACGATGTAATCCCGCTGCAGCGTGAGGTGAACAGAACCCGCTCTCAGCGCATTCAGGCTAAGAACATGATGGCAAAGCCTCAGGTTTATTACCGTGAGGGTTCGCTAACTGTATCGAAGATAAACACGTCTCCAGGACAGTACATCGGGGTGCGTCCTGGATTCGAATATCCAGCAGCCGCCCCAATGCCTCAGCTACCTCCTTACGTATCAGAAGAGCTGCAGGCGCTAGACACAGACCTAGAGAACATCTCTGGTCAGCACGAAGTCTCAAGGGGAACTACGCCTCCAGGCGTTGAGGCGGCTACTGCGATTGCTTACCTACAGGAGCGTGACGATAGCTACCTAGCTCCGACGTTCGCTTCCGTAGAAGAGGGTCTATCAAGAGTCGCAAGATGCGCACTGATGCTAGCTGCAGAATACTGGAGCGGCGAGCGCACGGTAAAGGTAGTTGGTGACAACAACGGCTTCTCTGCTGAAATGTTTAGCGGTGCAGATATAGCACGAGGCACTGACATCAGAATTGAAGCTGGTTCAGCACTCCCAACCTCCAAGGCTGCAAAGCAGGCTTTGGTTATGGACATGATGAGACTTGGCCTAGTTCCTCCAGAAGAAGGTCTAGAGCTTCTTGACATTGCAACACTCAGCCGTTACACGGACAACCGTGGCACAAGGCCAGACGAGCTTCGTGCTCAGCGTGAGAATGTAATGTTCAAGTCTCTTGGAGAGATGGACGTAATGCGTCACTACCAGAGATGGCAGCAGGGTGTCGAGATGGGTAACCCAGAAATGGTCAACCCAGATACTGGCGCTCCTCTAAAGCCACCAGCAATTGTTCCTGTAAACAAGTGGGATAACCACGCTGTTCACATTCAGGAGCACGACAACTTCCGCAAGAGCCCAGCATACGACTTGCTAACCAACAGCCAGAAGGCAGAGTTGAACAAGCACATCGACATGCACGAAATGGCACTTGCGGCTTTGCAGGCTGCTCAAATACAGCAGATGCAGCTAGGCGGAATGCCGCCACAACAGGCACAACCACAACAGTAAGGGAGCAATATGTCTGACGACGAGCTAACACTAGACGATGTAACAGAGGACATTGAGCCTCAACTAGACGATGAAGAGCCGGAGGAAGTTGACAATTCTGAGGAAGATGCTGAGAATGGAGATGATTCTGGGAAAGGTAATCCAGCGTGGGACGAGCTTTATGAAGTCCTGCCTAAGTCGCTTCACGGAATGGTTCAGCCAGTTATCGAGAAGTGGCAAACGGGCGTTGATTCTGAGTTTGAGAAGATTGCCCCATACCGCAAGTTCGCAGAAGCCGGTGTTAACCCGCAGGTTATTGAGGCGTCAATGGAGCTTGCTAGACAAGTTGCCAGCAATCCCAAGGCCGTCTATGACGAGCTTGCTGAGCGTTATGGCTGGCAGCAAGCATCCGCAATGGTTCAGAAAGCAGTAGAAGATACTGAAGATGCCATTGAAGATGCAGAGGAATCAGACCTGTTTGGCGATGATGACCAAAGCAGTAGCGAGCTAAAGGCGCTAAAGGCTGAGCTAGATTCCTTAAAGTCGAACCTAGCTGAGCAAGAAGAAGTGGCTTATCAGGCTCAGTTGCAAGACGAAATTGAAGAGTCTCTTGCGAGCATTAAGAAAGAGGCTGGCGACGTCGATGAGGAAGCAATCGTCCGTAGGGCTATGCTTCTTGCTGACGACTACCCAGATGCTGAGATTGACCAGCTAATTAATGCTGCCTACGAACAGTACAATAACGAGCTAGACAAGATGCGCTCAAGCGTCAAGAAGGCTCCAAAGGTTGCTGGCGGTAACGCAAACAAGGTTCCTGCAGCTCCTCCAAAGACGCTTGCGACTAAAGAAGACCGTGTGAGCGCGATTGAAGAGATTGTAAAGCGCACCCTTAATCTGTAAACATTTACAGTTTTTAGTGTGGTAAACTGCTGAACAGTAGTGAGTACGGCCATCTATGGCTAGGGCGAACGAAGTGAAGACCTTTTATTACCTAAAACACTAGGAGTGTTAATGTCGGGACAGAATCTCGCCATCGCTAACGTCATCCTGAAGGATGTCTACGGCGACATTAATGAGCAGATTAACAACGCAACTCCAGCTCTAGATGGTATCAAGTCAACTGCACGCAACATTACTCAGGTTGGTGGTCTCGGTGTCAAGTTCGTTGCACACGTAGGCCGTAACACTGGTATTGGTGCTCGCGCTGAGGACGAAGACCTTCCAGAGGCTGGCAACCAGCAATACGTAGACGGCCAGACTGGCCTCAAGAGCTTCTACGGCTCGGTACGTCTTACTGGACAGGTTATGGCTCAAGCTAGCCAGAACTACCAGACCTTTGCAGATGTAACTGCAGAGGAAATCGAGCGCATCCGCGATGACATTGCAAAAGACCAGAACCGCCAGGTATTCGGTGACGGAACTGGAACTCTTGCCTCTATCGCTACAGCTCCATCCGCATCAACCACGGTTACCATGGACAGCGTAAAGTACCTACACACAGGTATGCGCGTTGACGTTGTAGACGTCTCTGCGACTGGAAGCAGCTCAACCCCAACCGTGCTAAACAGCAGCGGTTACCTAACCATCAGTGCAATCAACAAGACCACAAAGGTCGTTACCTTCGACTCAGCTGTAACTGCTGCTGTTGGTGACGCCCTTGTACGTTCGAACTCAACCGCTGCTTCAGTTGTAAACAACTGGCGCAAGGAGTGGACTGGCTTCGACGCTATTGTTGACGACACCTCCGCTCTCCACGGTATCGACCCAGCAACAACCCCAGCATGGGCTGCTCACCTACGTGACATCTCTTCTGGTGGTACTGCTCAACAGATTACCGAAGAGGACATGATTGGTATGGTTACCGACATTGCCGAGGATGGCGACAAGCCAGACGTAATCTGGACAGACCACGGTTCCTGGAACGGATACTGGAAGGCTCTGGAGGAGAAGCGTCGCTACGTAAACAAGGTTGACCTAGATGGTGGTAACCGTGGACTTGGTTTTGCAACCATGTTCGGTGACCTGCCATTCAAGGCTGACTTCGACGCTCCAGACGGAAAGATGTGGTTTATCAACTCCAAGAAGGTAAACCTAAACACCAACCGCGGCTGGGAGTGGATTGACGAGGACGGCTCCAAGTGGAAGCAGGTTCCTCGCCGTGACGCCTTTATCGCTTACCTACGCAACTACTCTGAGATTTCGACCTATCGTCGTAACACTCACGGTTGCATCACGGGTATCGCTTCAGGTATCTAGAAGATAACCAGCGAAGGGGCGTAGGATAATACCTGCGCCCCTTTACTCATAAGGAGAGAAATGGCCATTGAGTATCTAAACCAAAGAAGCAGCATCCCAGACCTGACCGAATTGGACAGGCTTCGAGACGTACCGCCAAAGGCATACAGACTAGCGAGAATGCTGGCTGATTATGACCCATCTATCTACATCAAAAAGCTTGGGCCAGGACACCCTCAGTTTGATAAAGACCGCCCATACAGCATTGTTGTAGTGGGAGATAAAGACCGCTACGTGCTAAAAAACTTCGCAGAGTGGCAGCTAGACGAGAGAATCATGGCTGAAATTATCCAGTCAGATGTTACAAATGCCGGAATGTCCATTAGCGACATGGAGGCCCTGAACGCTGCAAACGCCATGATGAAGGCTAAAGAGCGAGAAGAACTCGACGCAGAGCGCAGGGAATTGGCCAAAGATGTTGCTAAACTAGGATTTACGAAGAACTACGCTCGCCATAACGGAAAGTTGCTATTCGACCCAAATGCCTAGAGATTATTACACAAAGACTGGCGATGACGTAGCCACAGATGTAAAGCGCATCTTTGGTGACGAAGCCCTTGTAGAGTTAAAGAACACAGACCTTCTTCGCTGGACAAACGCTGCCCAGCGTGAAATCTCAAGTAGCCACACTGTCCTTAAGGGCAAGGCAAGCCACAACCTAGTTGCAGAACAAACCCTTTACACCCTTCCGCTAGGCAGCCCCGTAGCACAGGTAAAGGGAGTACACGTAGAGGGCAAGCCTCTAAAAGCTGTGGCTTTTCAGGAAGCACAGGAACAGATACTTAGGGACGACCCAGAGCTAAAAAGCTCAGGCGAACCACGAATGTGGTACGAGTGGGACGGCGACCTATACATTTACCCAGCTCCTGCAGAGTCAAAGACTGATGGGCTAGAGATTTTCTACCTTGCGTACCCAGCAAACCTTGCAGCGCTTAGCGAGACCCTTAAGGTTCCAGACCGTTTTTACAACCAAATAGTTGATTACGTGCTAGCTCAAGCGTACCGCTTGGACGAGAACTGGCAGGCTACTGCATACCAGGACGCACGGTTCCGTGACTCAATGAACAGACATCTTGCAAAGGAAGACATTGTAGATAGTCAGTTCTACCCCACAAAGGTAGTTCTGCCAGAGGATGAGTAATGGCTAGAGAAGGTCTAGTAATTGACGACTTCTCGGGCGGTCTAAACAATGTTGTAGACCCCTCGCTTATTGCTGAGAACGAAGTAGCAGACCTTCGCAATCTAGTTATCTCTAGGACTGGCAAGCTAATTAGCCGTCCGCCAATCTATAAAGTCTCAGACTACCCAGCAGCCATCACGTCAGCAAAAGCACTGGGCTACTACCGGAATGAAGATTCCGTTGTGTTCTTAGTTGTAGCCACAAACTCTGCTACTTACATTTATGACCTTGTCGGAGATATCTGGACTCAGGTTTGGGCTTACGAGGCTGAGGATATGGCAGCTTATGCAGAGCGGCTTTATCTAGTTAACAGCTCACAGGGTGGTGGCTACTGGTCGAAGGTTTCTGGTACATACCAGTGGACTGACGTAGCTGCAATGCCAGAAGGCAACCAAATTCACTTTACAAAGGGAAGGCTGTATGTCTCCAGTCGTGCAAACGGTAACACTTCAACCCTTAGATACAGTGCTATTGACAGTGTTGGTCTTGGCACCACTATTAATGATTGGCCTAGCGACAACTATATTGACATTAATGAGGGCGACGGAGACGAGCTCGTCAAGATTATCGAGGGCAATAGCGAGCTTTTCCTCTTTCGTTCTAACTCGACGTATCGACTAGCGTACAGCGCCTCCGCCGACCCTTCGCTAGGAACCTTAACAGCGATGTCTCAGAACATTGGCGCTGACTGCTCTCGTAGCGTAGTGGAGTTCGA